CGAAGAAGACCAGCAAGACCGAGGCCGTCACCAGCATCATGGGCGTCGAGCTTCCGGCCGAGGACGTTCACGTCGGGCCGTCGGACTACGTCGCCTGGCTGAAGGACCAGAAGTGGTGCCACATCAAGCTGGTCGGTGAGAACTACGGCGGAGCACCCATGACGATCGAGCTCAAGCTCGAGGTCTGGGACAGCCCGAACAGCGCCGGGGTCGTCACCGACGCCATCCGGTACTGCCGGGTCGCCCTGGATCGCGGGGAAGCGGGACCGATCATCGCTCCCAGCAGCTTCCTCATGAAGCATCCGCCGGTTCAGATCGAAGATCATGCCGCATTGAAAGCGATCCGCAAATGGCTCAGCCGATGATTCTTGGGACACCGGAAATTCATCGCCGGTTCCTCGCTGAGTTCGTGACGTGGGAAAGAGCAGGTGGTGGGCCGGACCCTCATGTCCGGCTCGCCAACTGGATCGCCGAGCATGACCCGCGAATCGTGGATCGGCTCTGGTGGTTCGGCTGCTACATCACACCCTACGTCGTGTCTTCCGGCGAGGTCATCTACAACAGTTGGCCGTCCGCCGAAAGCGTCCTCCAGAATGAGGACGGCTTCCGGCAGTGGATGGTCGAGAATTATCCGAAACTCCAAATCCGCAAGGAGCGGCGGGCAATCTACGGGGCCAAACGGTTCGGCAACACCATGATCGAGTACGCCAAGTGGTGCCGGCTGCCGATGCCCGACGCCAGCTTCGAAGCTGGCTGGGCTCACTGCAGCCTGGTTCCGGGCTTCGGCCGGTACGCCTGCACCAAGCTGTACGAGGTGCTCTACCGGAACGGCTCGCTGAAGTTCCCCTTCCCGGACATCCGTCCCGACGGTGCCAAGACGCCACGGCTCATGCTCTCCTGGCTGCGGCCGGAGCATGCAGCTGTTCTCAACGGCAATGACAGCGCGGCTACGCTGGTCGAGGTCAATCGGATCGCGGCCGAGGAACGCGACTGGTTCCGTGAGAACAAGGGCATCGACATGGACTGGTTCGAGTGGGAAGTGATTCTCTGCGAGTACAAGCAGGCCTACAAGGGCGGCCAGTATCCGGGTCGGTCGCACGACAGCGAGCTCGGTCGGGCGCTGAAGGTTCAGAAGAACTATCCCGACCTCAAGCTGGCCATCTGGGAAGGTCGCAAGGCTATCGCTCCGCCAGAGGTGCTGGGTGAAATCGGTGACCGGTGGCGGGGACGCCGGGGCCTGGGCTGGACGATCCAAAGGCATGACTACATGTGGTCGGACCTGCTGTACGACTACTCTGCCATGGTCGATCTGCCCAACGGGGAGAAGGACCTGGCCAACCCGGTGAGGAGGACAGTCTGATGCTCGTGAAAGTCACTGACCGGTTATGGTTGAGCAGCGAACCGAACCTGGCCATGGTGCGAAGGAGCGGGGCCGACGCGGTTCTCTGCTGTATCAAAAAGGGCTCACCTCAGGAAGTCATCGACGCGGTGCCAGAATACCATCGCTTCGACCTCCCTGACGGTAAGACTTTCCCGGAAGACCTGTTCATGGAGGCCGTGACCCAGGCCCAGCAGTGGCTGGCCGAAGGTCGAACTGTTTTGGTTCACTGCCGTGCTGGCCGGAACCGGAGTGCCACGGTCGTCGCCATGGTGTTGATTCTCCAGGGCGTGGACCCGGCTGACGCCATCGCCTATGTTCGCAAGCTGCGACCTCGGGCGATCGCCAACCCGGTGATGGAAGAGCGGCTATTGAAGGGAGCGCTATGATCATCCTCATTGCAGGAACGAACGGGGCGGGCAAGACCCACCTCATGCGGCGGATTCTGGCCAAGCTGCCGGAACAGACCAACCATACCACGGTCGTCAAGCCCAACGGCAAGCCGGTTCAGGTGGCGGCCAACTGGTACGGCACCAACACCGAGGCCTGGCCGGGGTCCAACAACGTCACCATCCTGGGCAAGTACGACGGTCCCACCTGTGGCGGCTGCGACTGCTACAGCTGGAAGGGCGCTTCGGACGACCTTGAACGCGTCGTCACCGAGGCGGTCAAGGCGGGCCAGCGTGTCCTCCTGGAGGGCCTTATCGTCGCGGGCTGGGGCCAAGACCGGATGAAACGGCTGAAGGACCTGGGGCTGGTCATCGTCCAACTCAGCACGCCACTGGAGGCCTGCCTGGACGCGGTGAATGGTCGGCGGAAGACGCGGGCCGAAGCCGAGGGCAAGGAGTACACGCCGGTCAATCCGGACAATCCCTCCAGCAAACACCGGTTCCTCGAGAAGGTGGCTCCGGTACGCCGGGGCCTGGGCGTGGAAGTGCTCGAGCTTGACCGCGAAAGCGCCTACCGGTACGTCGTAGAGGCCCTGGGCATGAGAGAGTAGGTCCTGCCCAGGGACGCCGGGCTACACTTCCTACATGCCCAGAGGGGTCTACAATCCAGCGCACCGGCTCGATCGGATCACCGACGTCAGGGCGATACGTCGCCTTCTGGCCAAGGTCGATCAGATCGAGCCGGATGCCTGCTGGCGTTGGACCGGCTGCCTGACCCGCAAGAACTACGGGCGCATGCGCTACGCCGGAAAGACTCACTGGACCCACCGACTGGCCTACGCCATGTTCGTAGGCGACATCCCTGAGGGCATGACGGTAGATCATGTTTGCTTCAATCCCTGGTGTGTTAATCCAGGGCATTTGCAGCTACTGACCTACGAGGCAAACGTGAAGCGAAAGAAGTGCTGTTGTGGCTGAGGTGTACGCCATCGGGTTCCCGAATGGAAAGCTGTATATTGGCATTACCACGAGAACGACTGAGCAACGGTTCAGGGGTCATGTCAAAGACATGCAGCGGGGCTCGACCTACACCGTCCACAAGGCGCTGCGTAAGTACGGCCCCGACTCCGTTCGGCTCGTGACGCTGCACAGCGGAGTCACCGACGATGAGGCCAAAGAGCTTGAGAAGTTCTACATCGCCGAGTGGGACCTGCAGAACACGGACAACGGCTACAACATGACAGCGGGCGGGGATGGGTGTGCCGGTCTTGTGTGGACTGTGGCGAGCAGACAGAAACTTGCTGCTGCCAAGCGTGGTACAAAGCACAGCCGTGAGACTCGCAGGAAGATGAGTGAGACTCGTCATCTCCCCGAGGTCCGAGAGAAGATGAGTGCCGCAAAACGCGGAGGCACGCTCGGTGACGAGCACCGCAAGAAAATTGCGGCGTCATTGCGTGGCAGACCAAAGAGCGAAGAGCACCGCGAGAAGGTGGCCGCCATCTTACGTAGCCCCGAGCAACGTCAATTGCGGTCTCAATTGTGGAGCGGTAGAAAACACACAGCTGAATCTCGACGGAAGATGTCAGAATCGCTGAAGGGAAGGCCAAAGAGCGAGGAGACTCGTTGCAAGTTGGCCAGGGCTCAGAAGGGAAAGACGCTCAGCCCAGAGATTCGTGCCAAGATAAGCGAGTCTCTACTTCAACACCATGAGGAGAAAAGAAAATGCACGTGATACGAGCACGCAACGCTCATCAGATGTTGCCTGAGGCCATGTACCAGCTTAAGCAGTTCGGAGTTCGGAGGGAAAGCAGGAATGGGCCGGTGCTCCGGATTCCGGGGCCATGTACGCTGGTATACGAGCGGCCGACGGAGAGGGTGGTGTTCTGGCCGGAGCGGGATGCGAATCCCTTCTTTCACCTGCTCGAATCGATGTGGATGCTGGCCGGGCGGAATGACGTCGCCTATCCCGCGTCCATCGTCAGCAGCATGGCCCAGTTCAGCGACAACGGGAGGGAGTTCCATGGGGCCTACGGCTACCGGTGGCGGAACCACTTCCATATTGACCAGGTGCTCACGATTGCCCTGGCGCTGAAGGCCAACCCGGACTGCCGTCGGCAGGTATTGGCCATGTGGGACGCGCCGGAAGACCTCGGCGTCAACAGCAAGGACATCCCCTGCAACACGCACGCCTACTTCTCCCGGGACGAGAACGGGCGGCTGGACATGACCGTCTGCAACCGGAGCAACGACGCGGTCTGGGGAGCGGTCGGTGCCAACTGCGTGCACTTCACTGTGCTCCAGGAGTTCATCGCTGCCCTGATCGGCTGCGAGGTAGGACGTTATTGGCAGGTCACGAACAATTTTCACCTGTACCTGGACAAGCACGAGTCGCTGATGAACCAGC